AATCTACTAATCTAGTAGAGTAATAATTTGCGTATTCTCTAGCTTTAGAAACTAAGTAATCAACTTCGTTTTTATCTACGTTCTGAGCTGTTTCGCTTGATCCTTTTAAAATTCCTTTATTAGTAATTGAATAAGCTGAGAATGGGATGTAGTTCATCTGTGCGAACCATATTAAGGTTGGTTGTACAAAATCATTTACTAGAGTTAAATAATTACCAGTTAAACCAGCACCACCTCCAGCACCAGAAATAATATCAGCACTAATCTTGTTGTATAAATCTGTTCCTAATAAATTCTGAATGTCAATTTCTTGAGCGACCTTCACAAATTGAATTATCTTATCATAATCCACATTTCCGTCAATGATAGAATTTCTTACTAAGTCTTCTCTTGTTATAAATAATGCTATTGCCATATCTTAGTTTTTAAATCCCATTTTGTTCCAGTAAGCTGCTGTATAACCAGCATATTGCATATTGGCTGGAGCGACTGGAACTTCTTGCTCATTTACTGGTGCTTTAAAGCCTTTACTTCTTGCCTCTTTTGTTGTTATTGCTTCTCCTAACCCTTTGCCACCTTTACGAGAAAAAGTCTTTCTAATCCAAGCGTGCTGACATCTAGCACCGCCTTTATACTTCCAGATGGAGTAAGTTGCTGAACCACCAACACCAAAACCAGCATTTACAGCTACATTATCCATTGCTATAATATCTTCTTTGCGATAAACCTTATTCGCATCTGTCATTTTATCACAAAATTTACGAGATTGACCAGTTTTAGAGCTTTTAATTCTTCTAGTGTATTTGTATCTTACTAAAAATTCTACTCCTTTTTGGCTATCTTGCTTGCTTTCACCATCTTGTTTACTTTCTCTGTATGGAGTTGCTTTACCAGTACTAACAAAATTCCATATTTTAGCTAATATTGTGCTATCATCTTCTGTATTTAGGTCTGTTATAATTTCATCTAATTGGTCTTCTAGCTCATAATCAACCTCTGCCTCGTGTTCTAGGTCATATTCAGCTAGTAAATCATCTTCATTTTCTCCTAAATCTATTAATTTACTTAGTATTTCTTCTCCTAAATCTTCTGGGAGTTGCTCGCTATGTGTTTTACAAGGCATATACCAAGTCTTTCCATCCTCTTTATGCTCGTGATAACCCTCACAACCTTGCTCTAAAGCCTTTGCTTCTGCTTGTTCTATTGTTTCATAGGCTTGTTTTCCGTCTATCTCTCTTAATTCTTGGCTTAATTTAACACCAGTTTCTTCTTCCATTGTTTCGCTGTCCATTACGTTCTCCAAGTCTTTAAACTGTAAAGGCTGAAGCGTTTTAAAGTACAATTTAAGCGATATCTGGTTATGAGCTAGTATAGTATCGAAAGCATCTATTAAAAGCGTCTGAAAGGGCTGTATGACAGTATTCTCCATTAATATACTAGCAGTTTCTAATTCTTGTGCATTATTACCTAAGCCAGTACTATCTTTAATACCTAGTAGCATAGGGGAAACAACTCTATGAGATACCATTACTTTCTTAGAGCTTTCGTCTGATAGGAATTGATACTGTAGATGTGCTTCACTTAATTGTATTGGTTCAATAGTTGCAGCACTTTCTGGATTATCATTAAAGGCTAAAATAAATTTACCAGCATTGCTACTTCCCGAAAATTTAGAATAAATACGATTTTCTAAGGCTTGTCGCTCCTCAGCGTTTGGTGTTCCATTGTTAAAGTTGATTAACATTGAAGGTGCTAATCCATTAAGGATATTGTTTAAATGATAGTTGCTTATCTCTTGTTCAAGCTCTGCATATTGTAAGCCACCAGCATAATCTGGGCTAGAATAATACTTATACCCAGCTCTGTATGGTTTAACATACATAATCTCTATGTTCTCTTTGCTATATCCATAAGCTGGTATTCTTAAAGTGCTACCTACATTTTTAACTTTCTCCCATTTATCAGAATAGTAGTAAGCCTCAATCTCTCCTTTATCGTTACACTTTTCAGCCCTTAAGTTCTCAACAGGAATGTGTTCTACTTGTGCGATAGTCTTTCTATCTTTAGAGTAGATTACTTGCATAGCACATTGACCCATAAGTTTAAGGTCATAACAAACCTTTCTTACCATATCCTTTTTAAGTAAAGATATCATTTGAGCGTATTGGTCTGGCTTTTTATTTGAGTTTAAAGCATCTAACCCACGTCCGTAAATCATTTGACTAATTCCGTTAATTATAGCGTTATTTGTTGGGCTACCATTATAGCGGTCTATTAAATACTGAAAGTAAGCATTATTAGCTCCATAGGAAACCCATTCCTTATTGCTAGTCTCAATTATTTCTGGAGACGTGTAAGTACTTAAATTAACTATTCTTAAATCGTTCATATTATAATATATTCGTTACTAGCACTATCTTCGCTGACATATTGGTCTTTATTAATACTGTAATAGTCATTAGATGTTTGGTTTATAGTTTGGTCAGTACAAAAAACTTTGTCTTTATAAATTACTTCAGAACCATTACTAACATCTAAAACGTAAAACTGTCCCTCTACTAAAGTTCCAAACACCGATGCAAACTGTAAATAATTTCCGCTTAATAATGAAGTGCTTACTACGCTTATTGGTGTGTTAGTGCTTTCACTTGTTAAAGTAACAGTTAAATTCCCAACAGTAAATTCTCTAGGAATTATGTTAAAGGTTTTATTACCGCTTGTTTGTATTAGTTGCATATTAATATATAAAGAAAAAGAAATTATTTTGTATAGTATAGAAATAAAAAAAGGGCTATCCGTTAAGATAACCCCATTTTAAAACAATTAAATCAATCCTTATGCAGTTGGGTCAATTTGAGATGCAGAAGCATCAGCAGTAATTACCAAAGGTGTTACGAAAAAAGGTGGTGCAGTTTCTTGAGCATTAACAGTTAGTGTGTAACCAGTTAAATCTCCCATTGCAGCTCCAGTAACGATTGTTCCTCCGTTAACGTCTCCTCCGTTTTCAAGACCTACTACGAAATAGTTTCCGTTGTAATCCTCTACACATACGTGTGGTCGAGCGTGAGCGATTAGTTTTAATTCTTCTTGTGTTGCTTTATCTTGGAAAGTTAAAGTCATATTCAATGTAGTGTCATAGAACGTAGTTCCATTTTCTCTACTTGAAGTAATCGCAGTCTCTAGAGATGAATTACCTTTTACATCAAACTGAAACCAATCTGGTGTTCCAGCGAAAGCAGTAATCTCTCCAGCTACGATTGTTGCATCTCCTAAAGTACCAAAGTCAGCGAAGTAAATGGTTTTAATACCGCCTACTGCCGATTTGCAAGGCACCTTACGACCATTAGTTATTAAACAAGCCATAGTTTATATTTTTTTTAAATAAAAAAGGGTAGGTGTTCGCCCACCCCTTTCTAAAATTAGTTAATTAGTTATTAAGCGTAGAGTACGATATCCGTTACTTGTGCATACTGAACTCCAGCAGTAAACCTCATAATGACACGGATATTTTGAGAACCATCAGTATCACCCATATCGATAACTCTTACTTCATTCTGGTCAGATAATAAGCCAGTTCCGAAGAATAAGTTAGACTTTTCAGCAGCAATCATTGTGTTGTCAGCCATCCCTTTAGATACTACAACTTGCACACCGTCAAAGAATAAACCTCCTAATACTTGGTTTGTTCCTCTATCTTCGTAACCAGCTCCACCTAGTCCATTAGCAGCAAAACCTCCTAAAGCTCTTGTGTAAGCACGTCCAACATTAGAAGATACATATAATCTTAAATCTTCTTTCCCGTAAACGGTAGTAGGAATTTGATCAACTACTTTACCCATTTCATCGATTACGTTTGCAGCGTTTACACCGCCAGCAACAGCAGCGATTTCTTGAGCGGCTGGTAAAGCAGCATCAGCAGCAAGTAATACAGCTAATCCGTCAAACTGTCCGCTAGTTGCAGCAGCTCCAGACCAAATGTTTTTTTCCATTCTGTCTGATACTTTAGAAGCAACGTGTGCTAATACGAAATCAGAAAAAGAAGCTGGTACATCTGCAAAAGCAGAGAATCCCATTTCTAGAGCTTGCCAAGATTGGTGTAGCTCTTTTTTACAAAGTTGAAGATTTACTTGAAACTCTTCAGCAACTAATACAGCCTCTGTAAGTGTTAAAGTTCCTTCGTTTGTTTTAAAATCACAAGAAGCGTCTTTAACGATATCGTCAGTAGATGCTTTTTGTAGTACAGACTTATATCTTACGTTAGGTAAGATTGTAATCTCATTGTTAGCTAGAGTGTCTCCAGACAATAAAGCCGCAGCTATATATTTTCCAGAAAATTCACCAGCATAAGTAGTAGTAATTGCTAAACTCATTTTTATTTATTTTTAGTTGTTATTTATTAAAATTTGATAATATTCTGTCCATTGTAGTAGGTTTTCTTTTTGAACCTATATGGAATTTAGAAAGTGTTTTAAAAGACTCTGGGTTAGAAACGATAGGCTCAGCACTTGGCTCACTTAATTCAGCTTGTACTTCAACAGGAATCTCTTGGGATAATTCAACAGTTAAGTTGTTTCCCATTTCAATAGCAGAAAGCTCTTCTTTTAAACCTTCTTCAGATTTAATGTCAGCAATAGCATCTTCTAAATTCTTGATTCTAATTTCCATCCCTTTCCAATCAGCTACGTCAGCTTCGTCAGCATAGTCTTCTTCTTCTTTCAATTCTTCTTCAATTTCTTCTCCTTCTTCTGTTTCCTTAGAAGGTACTTCGTCAGATACTTCACGAACATCAGCTATAACACCTTCTTCTTCAACTACTAATAGTCTTGAATCTTCTAGGATATACTCTCCTACTGGCATAGCTATTTTTTCTTCGTCACTTACGATAAAGACTTCTTTACCTTCTTCAAGGCTATCGAACTCTATAACAGTACCGTTCTCTAGCTTAGTTTGTTCTAGCTTAACTTCCTCGTTAAGATTTAAAACGTCTTTGATTTTTTCAATCACATTGTTTGACTTCATATTAATATATAATTTAGTTTAATTTATTTTGCATTTTTAAGCACTAGTTTTCCCAACTCCTTGAGCTTGTAGGCTTCCATCACAGCACTTTATTGAATACTTGTCCTTGTCTTTACATAAGCAACCTTTACGACCTCCTTGTGGGCTTGTGCGACTTGGTGTCTCAAACTTTTTATTTTTCATTATCGTAATTTTTAATAATGTCTATGATTTCTTGAACTTGCAAATCCTCTTTAGATAATCCCTCGTTAATAGCTTCTTTAGGTCTTTCCATCTTGTCAGCGAAGTAGCCTTCTATACTGAAACCTTTTACCTTACCAGTTTTTACAAACTCATTCCAGATTTTATCGTTGTTTACTTTAACGCTACCAACCCAAGTTCCCAAAGGCAAATCCATTCCATACTTAACAGATTTATCGTGTACTTTATCTTCTACAAGCCAAGACTCAACTAAGCTGAGCCCGTTTATTTCGTACTGATGCTCCATTGTAGCGTTATTTTGATTGCCTTGCATCAAATACATTTGTGAGGCTTTTAAGACAGTATCTTTTGAAAAATATATATAGTACTCATCTTCTCCATTCTTACGGTAAATAGGCTTATTAGGCACTAATAAAGCACCCATAAGTATCCTTCGTTCTTTGTCTACTTCAGCTAGTTTAACTTCTTGGCTTTTTAAGGCTACAAAATCCTCTTCAATCGCACCAGATTCTACTATTGAAATCGCTTCTACAGCGACTTCGCTTTCTTCGTCAATAATTAATTCAACTATCCTCATAATTATATATAAATGTTTGTTATTTATTTTGCATTTTACCCTATTGTAGCGCCTTCAACAATGTTATTCTGTAAGCTTTGTGCTGTTGTTACATCATTAGCTACAACGAAAGCCTGTACTGGCTGCTGAGACTGTCCTCCGATTGCATCGGCTAGTTGATTGGTGTCACTTGCACCGACAATATTAAAAGCTGGGGGGGCAGAAGCACCACCGCCACCAACAGATGCACCTCCACCAGAGGCACTTCCTTTACTTGGATTTGTAGAAGCTATTTTTTTAAGCTGCATTGCAGAAAACGCACCAGCTAAACCAGCTTGAATAATTGGATAAGCTGGAAAAACCGCAGTAACAGGAGATTTTTGTGCTGTGGTATATGCGTTTTGAACACCCTCTATGCCGCTTATTGTTGCTTGTGCTAATGCTACTCCTTTACCTATCTTACTTCCTTCTCCAGCTACCTCAGATATTAAACTTAATGTGTTTTTAGCTATTCCTAATTTAGCATCTCTAACTTTATTATCTAACTCTATTTTGTCGTTAGCTTCTTTTATTAATTGTTCACTTGCCTTCTTTTTTAGAGCATCTTCCTCAGCTTTCTTTTTTTCCCTTCTTTGTTTGTCTATTGCATCAAACTCAGCTTGTTTAGCTACTAGCTTTTCATCTAGTGAATCTTCAAGCTCTTGTGATTTTAAGCCAGCATCTTTAGCCTCTTGTAATAACGTTAGATTATGTTCTCTTATTTTTGTTAGTTGTAATGCTCTAGCCTCATCTTCTTTGTTTGCACTTTCATCTCTAATTTTACTTTTTAAGTCTTCTAGTTTTTTAAGTCTATCAGCTTCTTTTTGTGCTTCCTCTTTTGCTATATCTTCTTCCGATTTACCAGAACCTTTGCTAGATTCTTTTGAGCGTTTTTTTGGTTTTGAAAATTCAGTAAAATCTAATCTTTTTGTTTCTTTGTCAATAGCATCTTGAATATTAGCTCTTTGTTTTGTTAAAGAAGATATTTCTTTCGCAATGTCTTCTTGTCTTTTTTCAGAAGAAGCTATTTTCTTTCTAAGAATATTTGCCTGAGTTGAATTTATGCCACCAGCTTCTTGTTTAGCTAGTAGCTCTGTAAGTTTTGCCCTTTCGACCATAAACTTATTATTCTGTCGACCTATTAAGGTTTGTGCTTGTAATTCATCACTATATAAAGCCTCTATGTTTGTTAAAATAGCTTTGTTTCTAGCTTGTACTTTTATAGCTTTAACTTGATTATCAATAAAAGCTAAGGAATCCTCAGTTAAATTATTGTTTTCGTCTAATTCTAAATTAGCGTCTTCGTATTTTTCATTTAATTCATCTACAACATTTTTAAGGTTTTCCCCTTTTAAAGCTCCACTATTATAAGCCCGAGCAACTGCTTGCAATCTAGTGGTCTGTTTTGCAATATTTTGATTTAATGCCTCTGCTTCTTTCTCTAATGCTTCCCTAGCTGCTTTGCTTTCTGCTGTAATACCACTTAAAAAGTCTTTAATTTTATCAAAGTTTGCAACCAATAAACCAACCCCTACAACTAACGCACCGATACCAGTTGCAAGCATAGCCTTTTTAAAACCACTAAGACCTTTAGAAGATAAAGAAATAGCTTCGTAAGAATCTTTAAATTGTTGGGCTAAACCACCAGTTAGGTTGTTTAAAATTCCCATTGCACCACCATTAGATACAAGGTCACTTGTTAGGTCATTCGTTCCTTTTCCTAAAGACTTCTGTTGTACCTTTAATTCTTTAACAGATAGGTTTTGGTCTTTTATAGAATCTTTAACGTGATTTAATTCAGTAGTTAATTTTTTTTGAGCTGCTAAAGAATTTTTTGGAGTGTCCCTTAGTTGTTGCTCAAGTTTCTGCTGCTCTCTTACTAGCTCTATTGTTATTTGTTCTTGTTCTTCTAGTACGCTATTTAAAAGAGTAATGTCTTTAATAGCCTCACTTGAATTAACATTAATATCGATTGTTTTTTCTATCGCCATCTTATCTCTTGTTTAAGTGCTTTATATCCTTCCTTTAGTGTGCTTGGTAGTTTGTGCTTCCCTTGTGCTATTCTTATGGCTTCCGTCTCTCCGTTAGCGTATTTTAAACTCTCTAGTATTAATTTTATCATTACGTGGTTGTTAATATTATATCAGTCAATAAACTTTTATTGCTTGCGTATTGTACTTGACCACTTAGTTTATAAGTAGTATTTGCTTCTAACCCCCTAAATTGATAGTTTAAATTGTTTGTTTTATCAGCCAGCACATCATCAACATAAAGCCAATAGATAACAGCTCCAGTCGAAGCTGTCCAGCTAGTGTCAATTGTAGTAGAAGTTTTAGAGGTTACACTAAAATTAGCCATTCTTGGTAAGCCTGAATTAATATCATTTGCCAAGTCTATTGAACTATTAAACACATTAAACAGCTCTAAATCAGTTTTGTTTGTTAGTAGGTTTGTTTTTATAGTGTTTATTCTATAGCTTTTATTTGCTATTATAAATATGTCATTTAGTTGATATTGCAATAATATCTTTAAAGGTAGATAAGCAGTTACTTTTGTCTTTCTGGCTTGTTTATCAAATATGCTAGTAATGTAATTTATATAGTTATTTTGAAACAATGAGTTTGGATTAAACACGAGAGATGTTTCGTCCATCTCTCCACCGAAATTCAAAGTATTATTTCCAAAAATACCAGCGTTTGAAGGTCGTTTATAGTTTGTTGGTGTTGGGTTTCCAGTACCCCCCCAAACAATAGCATCATTTGGATTCGTGTTGGTGCAGTACAATAAAAGTGGTGCGCCTATAGTGGCTTCTAAATTGCTATCTAATAGAGAGCCTTGTATAACTGTAGTTAAAGCTCCGTTATGGCTTAAACGCTCGTACATCATCTTTTCAAAACCTACTTCAACCTTATAAACGCCTCCATCATAATCTTCGTTTCCATAAGTTAAATTTCCAAAGTCATCGTCTTGAATTTCATCGGATGCATTTACTAAAAAATATTTTTTACTTTTAAATTTAAAATCTATTTCTTTAAATTGAAGCAGTTTACCTACGCTTGATTTATCAACGTCTACATATTCTGTAATGTCGTAAGTATTCCCAGCGTTATAGTAATCTTGTAATGACCTAACTACTATAATACCGTTTTCTTTGTATGCTGTTAGATTATACAATTTAAACAAGGATGTTAAAAAGTCTATAACCTTCATTTGTGGCACTTGACGCGATACAACAAAATTGTCAAATATTGAATTGCTTGGGAATGAATATGTAGCTGTTGTAGTAGTACCGATAAACCTGTCAACCGATAGCGTCTGACTGCTTATTGTTAATGTGTTTTCCGATTCAACAGTAAAAAATATATTGCTAGGTATATTATCAAAAAGCTCAAATTGTATTGTATTAGTTCCAGCTGTGTTAAAAGTGTTTTCTGAATACACTTGTCCGTTAGGAGATGTTATTCTTACAGTTACAGAAGTAGCTGCTGATAATGTAATTTCATAAGTAAAAGTATATATGCCTGAAGATAAAGGTCTAATATCTAAATTATTAGCAGTAGTGACTGTTAAATCGTTAAGGCTATTTGTAACTGTTAAAATTCCTCCAGTAGTTAGTGCGTTACTTACAGCTCCCGAAGCTCTTTGTAATAACATATAAATCCTTTTAAAATTAAAGGAGTTAAAAAAATCATTACTAAATGTGAGGTTGTATTTTAGCTCTATAGCTTCTATTATTTTTTTTATTTTAAGAGCTGGTTTTAAATCTGTAAATATTAGCTTATCATCTCCAAATTGATATTCTCCGCTTAATGAATTTATATTAAAATATTTACTATGAGTTACTAACGGAAAGGCAATATCTAAATCTAAAGTGTTTTCAAACATACTTAAGACTGTAGCGTTGTCATAGTTAAAATCTAAACTATCTGGAAAAGGTAAAGAGCTTAAGTCATCGTCTTGCATAACATCCTTTAACTCTATTATATCCCCAAAGAAAACAACTTTATAAGAATAAGCCTTATTCTCTTTTAGGTCTACTGTGTTGAGTCTTATAGTTCCCTTTCTAAAATCAACACCGTTTAATTTTATTATTGCATCAGCTTTAAACCTTGCATCAAAACTATTTAACACGTCTGTATCTTGGTAGTGTTTAAAAAACTTGTTGTTTTTCTTTGAAGCTGGTAGGTTAAACTGTTGTGAGAATGTTGTAAATATTTTAGATATATCCCTAACGTCTTGGATGCTATCTGAAATACTTAAGCTTTCATCTTTAAACATATCCATTTTAACATAGTCAGTATATATGCGATATGTCTGACCAGTAGTCATTATATTGTTGTCAAGTGTTAATTGAGTACTAGAGTCTATTGATGTTATCTTAGCGGTGGTATTGTTTGTTGTGTTTTCAACTACATTACCAACAGCTATTAAGGTTGTAAAAGTTGCAGCGACATTTACTAATTTATCTGTAGTCGTTGAGCTTGTAGTCCCTTGAGCTAAAAACTGACTTCGTATGTATAACTCTATTATCTGCATCTATCTAATGTTGTTAATTGTGTTGTTTGAATATTCAACCTCTATAGTGTAGTTTATTAGCTTGTCGTTTAATTGGGTTTTAAACGCTAGGCTAGATGATGTTATAG